TTTTTTTTATGATTTTACTACTAGTGTGGTCAACCTTTGGGTTGACTTACTATATGAATGTCCACTGGCTTGTTTTGCCAGTGTCTGTCCAGTTAACAAATGTTACAAGTAATATGGGACCCATCTTGCAAAAGGTGGGCGAAATAACTGGCGGATATATCCCTTCGTTTGTTTGGGTGACTATGCTTTTCGCACTTAGGTGCGTGGGAGTGAGGTTGCCTGAGCAGGAGTTTGGGGTGGTTAGTGGATGTAAATCAATGTTCATTCGGACTTTTTTGTTTGGAACCACTTTTGCAGTGGGGTCTATGACTTTTAATCCGGTGAACGCGTTTCTGTTAATGAAATTTATGTCTAAAAGGACTGCTGAAAGGTGGTCCCAGATGTTGATAGTTAACGGATTCGCAACCTTCCAACAAATGACAATGTTAATCATTGTGGCATTGTGCGGAGAAGAATCGTTATTGGCGACCGGATTTATTCTGACGACCCTAGAGACGCTGACTCTGTTCACTGTCACAACACTTAAATTTAGCGATGTTAAAACGTTGGAACATGCAGAGGCTAAAGGGAAATTTAACTGGAACCTGTTTCGACAAGTTCAACAGAAATTTCTCTGTGCCAAAGCAACAAAGGATAAAGAATATGTTAAAAGTTTCTTGCGACCCTACCAAGGGTTGTTTGGGCTTAGTACAGGTTATGTCCCTAAAATTGTAAAGAGAAGTGAGATTACAGCCGATGTACATCCCTTACACGATTTCTTTACTCAAGTTACATATGACAACCCACTAGAAATGCGACAAGGGTTCCTCGACTGTGTTTACACATCGCTCGTTTTGAGCGTGAAGAAGCCAAAGGAGGAATCACGTTGCCAAGTGAGAGAATGTCTGGAACAGCTGCGATTTTGGAAGAAAGAGTCGAAGATGGTGCCAGAAGGAAAAAGACGCTACAAAGTTAGAAAGTTTACTCCGCTCTCAAATGATAGTATAGGTTCGTCTGAATCTGAGTATGGAGCCGCATTAGTTCAAGCTTACCGTGCAGGTAAAGTTGATACATGGTATTTGGAATCGTGGTTTAACGACCGCGGTCTCAACGTGGAAGATGCTCTTTATGCAGTTGAAAATGACATAGATCTCGCAGGATATGAGCACAACTCAGAAAACGACGAGGTCGATACTGAGTACTATGAACCAACAAAGGGAAATGATTATTCCCACGTACATCTGTCAATAAATGATGATTACGACCCCGCTTATGCAGGCTCGTGGTATCGAGAAACAGAAGAAGACGAAGAATACCAGAAATGGGTGAAAGAAGATCGTCTGCAACGTGAAGGAGTGAAGGTTCCCGTTAGTTCATTAGAAACTAGAAATACAACCACAGAGATTAGATTGCCGTTCATTAGTGAATTTGTAACATCTTATCGTGTGTTGTTGGCTTGTCAAGCAGCGGTTCGTGATAAACGACCACTGTCGAAGCTGACCGCACGTTATTGTGGGCATGTTTTAGCAGGTGGTATACCCAATATTAAACTTGTTAGAGATAGTAAATATGATTCTATATCCTCTGAATTGTTCCTTCGGAAACCAACGAAGATGACTAAGGTTAATCCTGAGTCAGTAGTAGTTGATTACATGCGAATTCAGAAAATGATAAACAAAGCAGTGAGCGATGCACTGAAAGAAAAAAAATCGCACCACCAACTCCACTTTTAATTTCCGATGATGAGGAAGAAATTCCTCTAGTTAGAAAACCAAAAACAAAGCCAATTGTAACAGAGTCCGTGGCACCAAAGGTTTCGACCTCGGTGTCAGAGGGCGAATCGATGTCAAAATCGACAGATGGATTTGTCAAGGTGGTATCAAAAGCAAAGAAGTCAAAATCTTTGGATGCGAAACCGAAAGTGGAATACACAAAGTGCAAACCTCAACATGAGTGTGAAGTGCGTTCGTTCAGAAAAGGGAAATATTTAAACTTCCAGTTCTTATTTAATAAGGTCTGGTGGGCAATTCCGGAAATTTGGACAGAAGAGAAGTTTAAAGCTCTGAACGCACAACCATTCAAGAAAGAGCGTTTGAACGATTGCTGGGGGAGTTACAAAGCTTCTCCTTTTAAAGTGTTAAAGTCAGAAGCATCTATGCCTGGAACAATAATTACCGCTAGCCCGAAAGAGCATGAAGTGCCGTTGTTGTCCATGGACGAAGGGTGTACTGACTATGTGCATTGCACATTTATTAAACCACAACAATTTGTCACCGTACAACATTTTATGGCGCGACCCGCATTATGTTACTATTTCCACTACCGTGGACAAGTAACGCGGGTACTGCGCACAGAGATGGAAGTACATGTCCATAGTGATAATGAAAATGATCTCGCTTTAGTGACCCTGTCCAAGCCAATTCCTAAGATTGCGCCTAAGGTTCTAAAGCTTCATGAAGATGATTCAACATTTGACAAAAAAACTCAGGTTTCAGTAAGTCACTTTAAAAAGGATAAATTTGTTTTTTCCGCGACTACTTATACAAGAAACACCGAAACGGATGAATTAAATTATAAGTGTGATACGCAACCAGGTACGTGCGGGGCTCCTGTCCGTGACTCACAAGGTCACGTGATGGGAATTCACAAGGGCACTACCGGACATATGAATCACGCATCAATAATAACCAATATCGACATAGTTTACTATACCGATGATATTCCGATGGAGGTTTTTTAGAAAGTCGGGCGCGGCGAATTAATACGCCCGAGGGTTTTTTTGACCCTCTGACATTGAAATTTCACCCCCATTATCTCGATCGGCAACAAATAATGAAACCACAGTTTGAACATTTGATGCCACTTTATAAAGCACGAAAATGCTATCAGCCTCAAAAGGTTAAGCAGACACGCGATGAGCAAGATATGTATTTTGCTCAGTTTGTTCTACAAAATCCCCAATACGATTGGGTACAAGATCAAGCATGTCATGTAACGGCCCAAGAGGATTATGCAACGATGATGCGGTCCCTTCGTAAGATGGACCACCCAACGATGTTTGATCTAGATGGAGATGAAGATTTCCATTTGGCGATAGAATACACCAAACGTATGCTTAAAAATTTACATGGAAGTGTAATATCTAACACTGTTGAATTCTCGAAGGAGACGTCAGCAGGGAAACCCTATTTATCAATGGGTCTGAAAACGAAGGCGGAAGCCATGAAGTCAGATCAATTTTTTCAGGACTTCCCGTTACATTATCACCCAGTGTTTCACGTCACAACAAAGACTGAGTTCCTTTCGGAGCAAGAAGTCTATGAGGACCACAAAGCACGAACCTTCTTTATACCCCCCGTTGATTTTGTTTTGAAACAAAAAATCGTCTACGACGATATGGATTCAAAAATGAAATCGCAAAACTCGAATTTTTCGACCTTTTGGTCGCGATATGGGTTTACGCGACAACGGGGCGGCACTGACAGATTGGGTCGCGCACACGCGGACCATGGTCATGAACACGAAATGGGTGATGTTACGGGATGGGATAGAAACTTCCCCTTAATTAGAGCAGTTTACCAGGTGAGAGAATCATTTTTGAGCTATACTGAGAAACAACAAGGTCTTGTTGACCATGTACGGGAGGGTTTAACACATCAGTGTTTTATCCTTCCAAATGGCGAAGTATATTATAAAGACACCGGAAATCCTTCCGGATCGGGTAAAACAACCACAGATAACACCATAGGACACATCATCATTAGGTTTTATTTGTGGATTAAAGCTTTTCGTTTAATGCACTGGAGTGTAGATTATGAAAACATTCTAACGCACGTCTTGGAGTCTCTCTATGGAGATGACTATTTGAGTTCAGTATCTAAACAACTTGCAAAAGTTCGTTCTGAAATCTGGACGCGCAGTGAATGGTTGGAGTTCGTCGTATCAATTTACAACAAATTTAATGGAATGACCATAAAGCCAAGTGCCTTTGCAATGTCTAACGATATTCAAGACATGGAATTTTTAGGCCAGAAGTTCTATTATAATGCTGGTAAGTGTGCGTATCTAGGCGAACCACGGTGGTCAAAGGCGATTTCATCGCTTACAAAAATAATAGAAAGCAAAGACTTATTTGTCTTAGCATCATGTTTGGTGGCATTATATTTCAATGCATCTTCAGGCTCAAAGAAATCACTCGAAGTGAAACAGTTCTTAGCTGATTATTGCAAGTTTTTATTGTCACATCAAGATATTCAAGAAATCCCGGAAAATGTCCAGTCTGTTTTAGACAAGATAGCGAGGGGGGTTTTGGATACAGATTCATTGATGTTGGGACGTGAGGGGGTGGCACAGATTTGTGACATTGACCTCGAGTCTTACTTTAATTAAGTCATTTGTGGAAGGTGTGTGGTGTTTTTCTTACAACTTGGAGAAATTCACGTAAATTTTTTTCACCACACAAGGTAGGAGGAGGCTTTAAACGCACAAATGAGCAATTCTACAAAAATAATGATGTCCAAAGCACAATTTTTGGAAAAACATCAACAAAAATTTGACAAACAAGGCCTGTCGAAGGCCGAGAGGTCCAATCGATATCGATCGTATACTTTGTCCTTCGGGATGAAGACGGGAGGTGTCGTGGGTCGATCAAAACAAGCAGCAGAACCTTATAGGGAGCGGCGTGTTCTAAACACGTCATACTCCTCATTCTCGCAATGTACTAAGGATTATGCAAATGCGTTGATTGACCCGTGGACTGTTACTCGGCCTCCTTGTGTCCCAGACAATGTTACTCTACCGAGTTTCAAGTTTGGGGCGCGACAGCGCTCAACATTTGTCATCGGAACATTAGGAGTGGGTTACGTTTTCGTAAATCCATACCTTCCATACAAGGATGTGGACGTTACCGGGTTCTTTACGAGCTCAACATACGCGTCGGCAGACATAGAAGGAGGGGGGGTGCTAGGCGTAGTACCATTCCAAAATGATTCCCCATTTACTAAAGCGGAGTTCGGTCCACTTCTTAACCAGTCTAGGCTGGTTGGTTGTGGATTGCGGGCCAGATACACTGGAACGGAAATCTCCCGGAGCGGGCAAGCAATATCGTTTCGACAGCCGACCAACAATGACATGTTCTATGGAGGGTCGGTGTCGGAGTCAGAGATACTTACGTTCAAGGAGACAACAACAAATCCGGTGGATCGACAATGGCACTATGCCATATATCGGCCAGCAACACCGACGGACTTAGCATATAGTAATCCAACGGCATTAACGGCGAACTTCTGTTTGCTAATTGCGGTTTTTGGGGGACAACCAGGTCAATCCTATGAGTTTGACTACGTGTCTTGGTTCGAAGTGGTGGGTAGCAACCTACCGAACTTAACACGGAGTCACGCTGATCCAATAGGAATGGCCGCAGTTTCGATGGCAATGCCAATAGTGCAGCCAACTCGCTCACCAACTAATACGCTACGCGGTTTTCTCAAAGAAATGGCTAGCGGGGTGAACATGGCAATGAGCTTTATGCCGCAACTCCCAGGAGAAGCGGGGGCAGTTCAGCACGCTGTTGGCAATGCAGCGGCGATAGGGTCCTATTTGTTATAACCACCGTTAGGTGAAGGGGCAAGTGCGCCCGAGATCAGTACAACGAAGTGAAGTTGACGAAAGTCGACATCGTTGTGGTGGTCAATTAGTGTGGCACAATAGTGACGGCACCACTAGATAGGTTTAAGGTATACAAAGGCGTCCCAACGCAATGCGGTGAAGCCGAGGACCTATCAACAACCCTCTCAATGAGTGAAACACTCACCAACAAAAGAAAGAGTATGAACTCTAGCGACTACGGTTAATAGAGCGGCAGCTTACTGGTGAGTGATAGCGGGGTTGTTAAACAAAGTTTTGAAATCCCCTTTTTCCGTAGGAGAAAGGGGGTTTCACAAAGTAGAGTTTCGGTTCTGGAAGAAACCAAAGTAGAGTCTCGGCACTGGAAGAGACCA